CTGATGCCGTCTCTGGAAAGCTGGGCGCGGGACCTGGGCAAAAAGGACATTGCTGCCCTGCGTAGTTTCCTGGGCAGCGCCCAGCCGATCGCTGCGCTGACCGGCCAACAAACCAACGGCAAGACGCCCCCCGAGGGAGATGATCAGCTCACTGAAGAAGAGCTGGCTGTTTGCCGCCACATGGGCCAAACGCCGGAGGAGTTCCTGAAGGCGAAAGGCGTAAAGGCTAAGGAGAAAACCGCATGATTATTACCCCGGCACTTCTGACGGCGCTGTTCACCAGCTACAAGAAAGAGTACGAAGCGGGCTTGGCCATGGTTGAGCCCACCTGGGGCAAGGTGGCTTCCAAGGTTTCGAGCTCATCCAGCTCGAACACCTACGGCTGGCTGGGCCAGTTCCCGCAATTCCGCGAGTGGGTAGGCGCTCGTGTGATCAAGGATATGGCAGCCCACGGCTACCAGATCACCAACAAGCTGTTCGAATCCACCGTGGGCGTTGCTCGCACCGATATCGAAGATGACAACATCGGCGCTTACGCCATGCTGTTCCAGGAAATGGGTCGCGCTGCGAACATCCATCCGGATGAGCTGGTGTATGCCCTTCTTGCGGCGGGCGGCACCACGCTGTGCTACGACGGCCAGAACTTCTTCGATACCGACCACCCGGTGTATCCAAATGTAGATGGCACTGGCACTCCGGCAACGGTTTCAAACCAAGATATCCCCGCAACCGATCCAGGTGCTGCGTGGTATCTGCTCGACGTGAGTCGCGCCATCAAGCCGATCATCTTCCAGGAGCGCGTTAAGCCCGACCTGCAGCAGATGACCAAGAGCGACGATGAGCACGTGTTCACCGAGGACGAATACCGATACGGCGTTCGCGCTCGCTCAAACGTGGGCTTTGGTTTCTGGCAGATGGCTTACAAGAGCCGGCAGCCGCTGACCAAAGAGAATTACGCCAAGGCGCGTACCGCCATGATGAACTTCAAAGCAGATGGCGGCCGACCATTGGCTATTCGCCCAACTCTGCTGGTGGTTCCGCCCTCCTTGGAAGGAGCAGGCTTTGAGGTGCTCAAGGCCAACCGCGCCGCGGCAGGCGCAACCAACGTCTACCAGGGCACAGCCGAGCTGCTCGTGTCTCCCTGGCTGGAATAAGGAGGGCTGATTGATGGCTGCCAAGAAATCGACCGCCCAGGCTGCTGTAAAGCAGCCTGAGGCCAAGCAACCGGCTCCGAAGCCGGAGGAATCCAAAGCCGAGAATACCTCGAAGCAGAGCCCCGAAGTGACCGGGGCCACAACCAGCCAGCCCGGTGGCGGAGAGAATGAGCAGTCCTCCGCTGCCGGAGTGGGCAGCACGGATTCCGGTAACGCGTCCACTGAGGACAACAAGTCTGCGACAGCTCCAAGTGAGCCTGAGACAAAGTCCGATGAGGGCGACGATGAGAGCAAGGAGCGGGGGCCTGCCAAGGACGGCAACCTGCCGGATGACGACGAACAGGCGTCACTGGAGGAAGGCGAGATCACGTTGGAAGTGGTCACCCGCTTGCCACGCCGCATTCGCGGCGGGGTGATTGTCACCCAGGAACCGCGTGAGGTGGTTGTGACGGAAGAGGTCGCAGCCCTGATCGAAGCGGATCCGCACATCTCGGCGGCCAGAAAATGAGTTACGCCAGCCAGGCCGACATGATCAGCCGGTTCAGTGAGCGGGAGATGGTTGAGCTCACCGATCGGAGTAATGCCGGAGCGATTGATGCCGCCGTGCTTGATCGCGCCCTGGCTGACGCAACCGCCGAGATAGATGGTTATCTCGCTGCGCGGTACCAGTTGCCACTTACAAGCACCCCGACCGTTCTGGTTCGGGTGTGCTCCGATATGGCTCGGTACCACCTGCACGACGACAACATCCCGGAGGTGGTGGAGACGCGCTATAAGGCGGCGGTTGAGTTGCTGCGCCAGGTGTCTATGGGACGGGTTTCCCTGGGCGTTAGTGATGCTGGCGATGAGCCCACTTCTAACGATGGCGCTGAGATCCAGTCTGGCGGACGCGTGTGGGATCGCGCAGACAGCAAAGGGTTTATCTGATGCTGGACTTGACTGCCTGGGCTGAAAGGATTTCGACCGCTGAAGTGCAGGCGTCACTGGCGGCCGACGTTGATGCGGCCAGAAAGTCCAGAACGCTGCCCTCTGTGGTGGTGGTTCCCGGCCGGGAGGCGGTCACCGTTGTGCCGATGACGCAGGGCTCCAGGCACAAGATTGTGGTTGAGGTGTTGGTGGTTACTGGGGTTAGCCGGGGCAACCAGCCCCTGGGCGGCCCCATGGTTGATCAGCTTTCAGGAGTGCGCAGGCCGGTTCTGCAGCGCCTGGTGGACTGGATGCCGCCGCCGTTCGGCACATCAACGCCCAGCCGCAGCTGGTACGACTATTTCACGCTTCCGGTGCTGAGTTATGACACAGAGGTGGCCTGGCATGGCGGCCAGCTGCTGTCTATGAGCGACAACGCCCTGTACTGGGTAGATGCATTTCGAACGGAGTATTGGTGGACGCCATGAGTAAACGTGTGAAGTTGCCGCAACGCGGCGGGCAGTACCAGCGGGCCAAAGATGGCGCGCCCAAACCCAAGACCGCCGAGCCGGAGACCCGGGACGACGGAATCAAGAAGACCTCCGGGAAGAAGGAGTAACACATGTCTGGATTCAAGATGCGCCGGCGCGTGGTGCTGGCAAGCGTAGAGACCACATACGGCACTGATGCAGCGCCGACCGAATCGGCTAACGCCATTCTGGCGCGCACCGTGCAGGTGACGCCGCTGGCTGGCGAGAACATCCAGCGCAACCTGATTCGAGGCCACTTCGGCAACTCAGAAGAGGTTGCCGGCGAAAAGCATGTGGAGCTGCAGCTGGAAGTTGAGTTGGCCGGATCCGGCTCTGCCGGCACCGCGCCTAAGTGGGGGCCTTTACTGCGCGCTTGCGGCTTTGCTGAGACGGAAGAGGTGGGCATCTCCGTATCTTACAACCCGATTACCGGCGGCGAGGAGTCCATCACCTGCTGGATTCACCGGGACGGAGTGCTGCACAAGTTTGTGGGCGGCCGGGGCACAGTGAGCTTCAGCATGTCTACCAACAACATCCCCTACTTCACATTCAACTTCATGGGGATCCTGGGGCCAATCAGTAACGCCGAGATCCCGCAGGCGGATACCAGCGGCTGGATCATGCCGGCTCCCGTCACCAACGCGAACACAACCGCGCTGAACCTGTTTGGTTCGGACCTGAGCTTTGACCAGTTGAGCTTTGACATCGGTGTGGAGACGGTGAAGCACCAGTTGGTGGGCCAGGAAACGTCCATGCAGATCACGGACCGGCAGCCGACTGGCACCGCCGTGGTAGAAGAGCCGGCCCTGGCGGTGATCGACCTGTACGAGAAGGCCAAGACATCTGCCCGCGGAGCGCTCAGCGTGACCCACGGCAAGGTGGCGGGAAATATCATTGAGTTCTCCGCTCCGGCAGTTGGCATTGGCAGCCCGACCGAGCAGGACAAGAACGGCGTACAGATGCTGTCTCTGCCGCTCACCATCAACCCAGACACCGGCAACGACGAGCTGGTGATCACTGTTAAGTAAGGAGCCCTCCCTTATGTTCAAGCTCAACCCAAGTCGCACATTTCGGTACCCGGTTTCCGTAGTGCTCTTCGACGGTGACAAGGAGGTCACCGGCCAGTTCACCGCCGAGTTTAAGGTGGCGTCAGCCACTGATCTGAAGCACCCCGAGAACGAAAACAAGCGCCTGCTGGACATTGTGCTGGTTGGCGTGGATGGCGTGGAGGTTTCAGGGGCTGACGGAAAGCCGTTGCAGGGTGACGAACTTCTGACTGCGCTCAAAGCGGACCCCTCCGTGAGCACGGCCCTGGTTAACGCGTACCAGGAGTCCATCACAAAAAAGAACCGACCGAGAACCTGAGGGCGGCAGGCCGGTTCTGGGTGCAAGGTCGTCAGGCAGATCCTGGCGGCCTTGAGTCGGATTTGCAGGCCTTCGGTATCCAGGGAGTGGACACCGAATCGCTGCACCGGGATGGGGATCGGGAGTTCCTGGTCCTGCCGGAAAACTGGGACGCAGTTTTGACTTTTCTCAAGTGTGCAACCCAGTGGCGATATGCAGGGATGGCAGGCGTAAGAACGGGGCTGGATTACACCGCCGTGGATGTGGTGATCCGAATGAGCGACCTGGACGATCCGGCCAGAACGTTCAGCCAGCTCCAGACGATTGAAAGCGGCGCTCTGGAAGCGTTCCGGGAGCAACAGGACTGACCATGGAACAGATGAACCTGACGCTTGCCATCAAGGCAAACAACAAAGGCGTAAGCGGCACTGTGCGGGAGACCGCCCGCGAAGTCCGTGGCCTTCAGGGTTCTCTGACAGGTACCGCCACTGCCGCCCAGGCCAACACGCGCCAGATGGCGGGCCTTACCACCGCCGGGCAAGAAGCCAACCGGATGTTCCGCCTTCAGAAGGGCTCGCTTCAGCAGGCTGGCTATCAGTTTCAGGACTTCTTTGTACAAGTCGGCTCTGGCACCAGCGCGTTTGTCGCGCTAGGTCAGCAAGGCTCTCAGCTGCTCGGAATTCTGGGGCCCGGTGGCGCGTTACTTGGTGCTGTGCTCGCCATCGGCAGCGTTATTGGTGGATCGCTAGTTGCTTCTATGGGCGAGGGCGAGGATGCCACCAAGGCCCTTGATGCAGCCATGAAGTCCCTGGATGAAACCATCGAGGATAACGATGGCATACCCACGCTTACCCGAGAGATCAGAGATCTTGCCAGGGAAAGCGAGGTGGCCGCTCGTGCGCGCATCGTATCCGCGATGGCGGCAGCCGAGGAGGCATCCCGCCAGTCAGCCCGCGCCATTCGAGACTCTTTTGATGATATTGCCGACACTGTTGGCTTTTCAGACCTATCGGACTTCTTCGAGGGTGCGCCGTTTGGGCGGGCAGTTGGTGGCGCGGTCATTGATCTCCGTGACTCGCTTGGGCTTGCGGGCGATGAAGGTGTCGAGGCTGCACGCCGGATCTTCCTTGCCCTGAGAACGTTAGATGCAAACCCGGTTATCGAAAACTTCCGCGTTCTCGAACAAACCGTGGCGGAAATCTCCACTACTTTGGGGCGCGAGAGTGATCCGCTGCAGAATCTGGTTGGCAGCATTGGAGAGTTCTTTGATTCTGCCCGCACTGCAGAAGAGCGAGCCCAGTTCCTAAGGGATACGCTTTCGGATCTGGCGGGAGCCGCAGGCGGCGATGCCGTTGAAGCCGTTGATGAGCTGATCGGAAAGCTTCGCGTACAAGCCGAAACCCAGGGCAAGAGCACCCTGGAGATGATTGAGTACAACCGCCAGGTGGACATTGCCGCTGCGCGGGACGCAAAGGCTGGCGCAGAAAAGATCGGGCTGATCAATACCTACTACGACCAAATCTACCAGCACGAGCAGGCGGCGATCGCCACCAAGAAAGAGGAGGAGGCGCAGCGGGAGCTTACTCGCGCGCAGCGCGAATATCAGCAGTCCGTCATGGCCCTGGTGAACGAGCTGGACCCTCTTGGCGCTGAGTTTGAGTCTGTTTACGAAAAGCAGCAGCTCCTAATCGAGGCGGCGGCAAA